GGGTGTGCTTGAAGGAAAGCCAATTCTTTTAAAGAAGACCGGTCAGGTTGTGACTCCGGCGAAAGGATTCAACGTTATCGCCACCGCAAACACTAAGGGCCGCGGTTCCGATGAAGGTCGATACACCGCCGCTTCAATTATCGACGATGCGTTCCTCGAACGGTTTGTGGCGGTTGTCGATCAACAGTATCCTCCTTACGCCACTGAGAAAAAGATTCTTCTCGCCAACGCTAAGAGTCATGACATCAGTGATGAAGAATTCATCGATAAGTTGGTCGCTTGGTCAAACGTCATTCGAAAGACCTTTGACGCCGAAGGTATCGACGATGTTGTCTCAACTCGCCGACTCTGCCACATTATCAAGGCCTATTCTATCTTTTCTGATCGGATGAACGCCATCAAGATGTGCGTGAGTCGATTTGAAGAGGAAACTCGCGAAGCGTTCCTCGATCTTTACACTAAGATTGACGGATCAACCTTGGATGAAAATGGTGAGATTATTGAAAACGGTACCGTCGCCGCCGCGGCCGCGGGTTTCGAAGATGAAACTCTTGAGTCGATTTTAAACCAGTAATGAATTTTAAAACTAAGTATGCTGCATCACAAATTGAATTAGAAAGTGATGATTATTATAAAGAAGAATTGAAAAACCACCTAGAAAATATGGAAGGTATTAAATATGATGATTCTAAACCGGACTACTCGCTAATTCCTCCGCGAGCGTTAAACGACTTAGTAAAGGTTCTTACCTTTGGTGCTAAGAAGTATGATCGCCATAATTGGAAGAAAGTTGAAAACGCTGAACAAAGATATTTCGCGGCGGCCCAGAGACATCTCTGGGCCGTGGTTCGGGGCGAGACTCACGATCCTGAAAGTGGTGAACATCATTACGCTCACGCTCTCTGTTGTATAATGTATTTACTTGAATTTTATTCTTTACAAGAACCCAAAAATAATATAAAGTGTTAACATGAAACTATCAAATGAAACTCTATCTCTTCTGAAGAACTATTCTACCATCAACGGCAATCTAGTTGTAAAGGAAGGTAACAAGATTTTAACTATCTCTGATAAAAAAAATATCATGTCATCTGCCGAAGTTACTGAATCTTTTGGTCAATCCTTTGGGATTTATGATCTAAATGAATTCCTCGGAGCGTATTCTTTGGTTAGTGATCCGATGTTGGATTTTACTCAGGATTCGGTTACCATGTCTTCTGGTGAATCTAGTATCACTTACCGTTTTTCTGATCAGACTATTCTCACTTCTCCGGAACGAGAGGTTGCTCTTCCATCAGAAGATCTAACAGTCACTTTGACTTCGGATGTGATCTCAAACATTCGAAAGGCGAGTTCGGTATTGAATGCTCCGGTTCTTTCTATTTTCAGTGAAGAGAACTCCTCTGATATTGAATGTAAGGTATTTGATCCTTCAAACCCGGCCGCCAACGTGTACAAGATTCTACTTAAGGGTTCCACGACTCAAGTCACATGTGACTTTCGCTTCCTCGTCGAGAATCTGAAGATGTTGCCCGACGATTATCGTCTTTCCGTTTCTTCCAAGTTGATCTCTCAATGGGAAGGTCTAAATAACAATGTTAAGTATTGGATCGCTTTGGAAAAGAGTTCCTCTTTTTCTAACTAAAACAAAAACAACAAAAATATAATTATGAGTAATAATACTGAAAACAGCGCTGCAAGTTCGCAGGCTCCTGAAATCACGTTGAATGATTTCGCTAATATCGTTCGCATTATCGACGTTGCTTCTCGTCGCGGTGCTTTTGAAGGTAAGGAACTGAGCTCGGTTGGTTTGGTTCGTGATAAGGTGGAAGCCTTCTTGGTTTACCACACTCCGAATCAGGAACAGGCCAATGCCTCCGAAGGTGATACTGCTGATCAAGAGGATCCTCAACCAGATCTGGTTGACGGGCCTGCCGACCAGTAAGAATCCGGATACAGCCACCTTAGCTCAGTTGGTAGAGCGCGAAATTTGTAATTTCGATGTCGCCAGTTCGATCCTGGCAGGTGGCTCCATCTCAATGCCCTGCTAGCTCAATTGAATAGAGCACATCTCTTCTAAAGATGTGGTTACTGGTTTGAATCCAGTGTGGGGCGCCATTTAAATTGATCAATATAATATGAAAGCATATCTCTCGGTAGTACCTAATAAAAACTCCAAAACGTCAAGCAATTCGTTTTACCATGAACTAACTCTTGAAGATGGATCCCGATTCCTTTTCACCGAATCGCAGATCGCTTCGGCTGAAGATCGAGCATGGAGGAACCTTGAAGATCTTACTCCGTTTGAAGATTTATTTCCGGTTGAGGTTGAAAAACCTTCGTTCTTTAAGAAACTTTTTGGATAATGGAAGAGTCGATCACTAAAAAGGTAACTCCTTATAAGGATGTTACGTGGTACGTAAAGTGGATAGCATCTGTATTCATTCTCATTGCTACTTCCTTTAGGGCAGCTGGTCCTGCTCTTTACGTATACGATGTCATCTTTAGCATCTTAGGTATGTTGGGGTGGGTTTATGTTGGGTTTAAATGGAATGACCGAGCTATTCTTCTTTTGAATGGAGTCCTTTGTGTCATTCTTTTTGGATCTTTTATCAAATACATTTTTCAATAATTTGATTTACACCAGCCCTTAATTTTGATATATCTATATAATGCAAAAAAATGAAAATGAGTTCCTGTTCTGTGAGAAGTACAGGCCTAAAACAATTAAAGAATGTATTCTTCCTAGTTCGCTAAAACAAGTCTTTTCAAAGATCGTTGACTCAGGGGAAATGCACAACATGCTTTTGACTGGTACTGCTGGTCTTGGCAAAACTACAGTTGCTCGTGCTCTTTGTAATGAATTAAATCTTGAATATCTTCTTATCAACTCTTCGGAGGAAAGTGGAATTGACGTTCTTCGTTCTAAGATTCGTCAATTCGCTTCTTCTGTTTCATTGATGGGTAATGGTTACAAGGTTGTAATTCTCGATGAGGCTGATTATCTCAACGCTCAATCAACACAACCCGCTCTTCGTGGTTTCATCGAAGAGTTCAGTAACAACTGTAGATTCATCCTCACTTGTAACTTTAAAAATCGTATCATCGAACCTCTTCATTCTCGGTGTACGGTTATTGAGTTCAATACAAGTAAGAAACAACTTGCGGAACTCTCCGCGAGTTTCATGAAAAGGTTGCAGTTGATTCTTGACGCCGAGAATATCAAGTTCAATAACAAGGTTCTTGTTGATCTGATAATGCGATTTGCTCCGGACTGGCGCCGAGTGTTGAATGAATGTCAAAGGTATAGTTCTTCAGGTGAACTTACCGCCGATGTTTTGGTTGGAATGTCTGATCAAAGAGTGGCGGAACTTGTGGGATATCTAAAAACAAAAGATTTCAAAAAGATGCGTAGTTGGGTTACCAACAACAGCGATGTTGATTCTTCTGTTATCTTTCGACGAATCTATGATACTCTTTATGAATTTGCACAACCACAATCGATTCCTTCGATTATCATGTCTCTTGCTGAATATCAGTATCGCGCTGCCTTTGTGAGTGATCATGAGATTAACATTGTTGCATGTCTTACCGAGATTATGGCTTCTTCCCAATGGAAGTAAAATAGTGACACAGGTTATACTATGTCAGAAAAATTGACACCATTCTCATTCATCAACTCAATCAATAGTGGGCAAAGAGGTAAAAATCTTTTAGAAGATTGTAAGGCTGATACTTCAACGGATCCAAACGATCAATCTTCGCCAGATAAAAGTTATATTCCCTTTATCGTTAATCGGGGTCTTTCATACTTCTCTGATACGATTCTTTTCGCTAATGAGATGAACCGAAATCACCATTTGCCCAATCGTATGCAGTATGATTTTCTCAAAAATGCAGTAAGTCCTCGAAAGAGATTTTCAAAGTGGTCAAAGAGAAAAGATGTCGAACATGACGTTGCATTGATTCAACGGAAGTATAACTACTCGCGATCCAAAGCCGAAAGTGTTTATCATCTCTTCTCCGAAGATCAGTTGATCAAATTGCGTAAACTTATGGATGTTGGCGGAACTCAAAAGTGATCATCATATAAATACTCTAATATGAATAATTTTATAGATGATTGGAAGCCAACGGATATGTTGGAAGTGACTCTAAACGAACCAGATGATTTCCTCAAAATTAAGGAAACATTAACTAGAATTGGAGTTTCTTCGAAGAAGTTTCCCAACACTCTTTTTCAGAGTTGCCACATTCTTCACAAACAGGGAAGATACTTTATTGTACACTTTAAAGAATTGTTTTTGTTGGATGGTAAAAACGCAAGTCTAACTGTTAATGACATAGAGCGAAGAAATACCATTACAACACTTCTTTCTGATTGGGGCCTTCTCAATATTGTAGATATCGAAAAGACTCAACCACAAACAGATCTTAGACTTATCAAAATTATATCTCACAAAGAAAAGGGTCAATGGGATTTACAGTCAAAGTATTCCATTGGAAACATCAAAAAGGTATAATAAACAGTCTAATCTTCCGTGTGATGGATAAAAAAAAGACTGAGTGCTCGGTCGAGATAAGCCAACAGAGCGCGGGAGGGATGCAGGCTACAATGTCCCTTTACTCTGAGAAAAAAACCCGCAAATTTTTAAAAAAACTATTATAAATAATATTGAATTTCTAAACTACACGCTGTAGTTTTGAATGAGATGCCGAAAGGGTCTCACAACATAAACCTGCCTAATGGAGGAAAATACATATGACAACAACAACATGGCCTCGTTCTGCCTTTATTGGTTTTGAACGGGTATTCGAAGAACTTGAGCGTGCCCGAAATGGCAACTCAAATTGTAACAACAACGTTTATCCCCCGCACAATATCATTCGAATTGATGAAGACAATTACGAAATTGAATTGGCGGTAGCCGGATTCGATGAGTCCGATCTTAAGGTTACCTTTAGGGATAATGTTCTTAGTGTAGAGGGAGATAAAGACTCGAAGGAAAAATCCGATTATGTCCATCAGGGCATTTCTAATCGAAAGTTTGCAAAAACCTTCACTCTCTCTGAACATATCGAGATCCGCGGCGCGGATTTGGTTAATGGCATTCTCAGTATCCATCTTGAGAGAGTCATTCCGGAAGAACAGCGGCCAAAGGTAATCAACATTGGTTCGTCAAAACGGAGTTTCATTCAAGAGTAAATTCCATAAAAGTCAAAGAGGGCGAGTAGAATAATTCTGCTCGTCCTCTTTTTTGGTTGACCAACTCAAGATATACTTTATAATCATCATATGATTTCTAATGGTTTCTACACAAGCGTGGATCGTTTCGGTAACTCTCTTCTTTATCGTGGTTACGACAATGAAGGTAAAAAGATTCAAAAGAGGATAAAGTACAAACCAAAACTTTTTATTCAGTCAAAAAACAAAAATACAGAATGGAAAGCACTTGATGGAACTCCGGTTGAACCAATTGTTTTTGATTCAATGTCAGAAGTTCGCCAGTTTGAAAAAACTTACAACAGTGTAGGGGACTTCAAACTTTATGGAAACACTCGCCACGTTCCAGCATTTATTCAGTCCGTTTTTCCGGATGAAATTCGGTATAGTCGAAACATGGTTGATGTTGCTTCTCTCGATATCGAGACTTCCTATGGTGATGGTTTTCCGGATGTGAATAATCCCACAAACGAAATTCTTACAATCGCCTACAAAAGTTCGAAGGATTCGACCTATCGAATTTGGGGATTGAAACCATATGATGAAACAAAGTGTCAACTTGATCATCTAAAAATTGAATATCGCCAATTTACCAACGAATCTTCAATGTTGGAAGCCTTCATTGAATTTTGGGCGAATCCAGAAAATACACCGGAAGTTATTACCGGTTGGAATACTCGTATCTTTGATATTCCCTATATGGTTGCTCGAATGAATTACCTTCTCGGAGAGTCTAAAACAAATTTGCTTTCTCCATGGAAAAAAATCGATCAACGAGATATTTTTATTCAGGGAAGAGAACATCGGACTTATGAGATCAAGGGTATTCAACACTTGGACTACATGGAACTCTTCAAAAAGTTCACTTACAATACGTATGGAAACCAAGAGAGTTATTCTCTCAATCACATCGCCAATGTTGTTCTTGGAGATAAGAAGTTGGATTATTCAGAGGTTGGTTCTCTTCGTGATCTATATGATGAAGATTATCAGATGTTCGTTGATTACAACATCAAAGACGTTGAACTCATCGAAAGAATGGAAGATAAACTTGGCCTCATCACCTTGGTTCTTACGATGTCGTATCTTGGAGGTGTAAATTACTCCGACACACTTGGAACAACTGCTATTTGGGATTCTATCATCTTTCGTCGTCTTGCTCGCAACAAGACCGCCGTTATGCCGTCAAATAACTCTAAGTCTGACACATACCCCGGCGGTTATGTAAAGGATCCTCAAGTTGGTATGCACGATTGGGTCATGTCCTTTGATTTGAATTCTCTCTATCCCAATTTGATTATTCAATACAACATGTCTCCGGAGACTCTGGTTCGACAATCTGTTGTTCCTAATGTCAATCCGGACAATATCCTCAAGAATGGAAAGGTGGATGTTCCCAATGACAACCTTGCGGTTGCTTGTAATGGTTCTACTTTTCGCCGAGACAAGAAAGGAATCATTCCGGAGATTGTAGAAGAACTTTACAACCGCCGTGTGGAAGTCAAAAATGAAATGTTGGCCAAAAGAAGTGAAAGGGAACTTTTGTTAGAAGAATTAAAAAAACTTAGGAAGTCATCATGAGCGGTCAACGTAGATTTTTAAAATGGTGGTCAAGGACTATTGGTATGCCTATTGGCGTTACGGATGATGACAAACCGGAATTTTTACCTATTAATCAAAGAGATGTAAAACGAGCTCTTTGGGCTCGAACTTTTTGGATAGTTCTACATGTTATAACATGTATTATGATTATTGCTGGTAACGGAAAAACATTAGGATTTTGGTAAATTATCCGGTTCCAACTAATAATCTTTACAAGCTCGCCGAAATACTCTATATTAGAGGTAATGACAGAACTCGAAATACAAAAACGCTTAGAAATTCTTGATCGAGACATTGAGCGTCTCCACACCGAACAGATGGCGGTAAAGATTCTTCTTAACTCACTTTACGGAGCGCTCGGAAATCAATATTTCCGCTACTTTGACATTCAAGTTGCTTCAGCTGTTACGCTGTCAGGCCAAGCGGTTATTCGTTGGGGGGAGAAGACAGTCAATGATTACCTATCCAAAGTTCTTGGTGATGACAAGGATCGGGTGGTTGCGATTGATACTGATTCGCTTTACATCAATGTTAATGATCTGATCGAGAAGGTGAAACCCAATAATCCAATCGAGTTTCTTGACAAGTTTGGATCCGAGGCAATTGAACCTCTTCTGAAAAAGTCGTATGATCGTTTCGCCAAAATGACAAATGCATATTCGAATCGTATGGTTATGGCCCGTGAGGCTATTGCTGATCGAGGAATCTGGATGGCGAAGAAACGATACATTCTAAATGTACACAATAATGAAGGTGTTCAGTATGCAAAACCGAAGATAAAAATGATGGGTATTGAAGCCGTCAAATCTTCGACTCCTCAAGTTTGTCGTAATGCAATGAACAAGATGTTCGAAATTATTGTGACGGGTGATGAGGAGAAAACTCAAGATGCTATTGCGATGTTCAAGAAACATTTCTTCACTCTTCCCGCCGAAGAGGTTTCCTTTCCAAGAGGTGTGAGAAACATCACTAGTTTTCGCGATTCAGAAAAGATTTACTCCAAAGGTTGTCCGATTCATGTTCGGGGTTCTCTTCTCTACAACCATTACCTGAAACGTCTTGCTCTCGATAACAAGTATGAACTTATTCATGATGGTGATAAAATCAAGTTTGCATATCTTATGATTCCAAACTCAATTCAAGAGAATGTCATTGCATTTCCTCTGAGTTTGCCAAAGGAACTTGA